ACGATCCATTTCACATTCGGTGAGAGTGGTTTGCTCCAGTTGCTCGTTTGGTTCATGCCGACCGCAAGGTAGCGGAAGGCGTCAGCCGCATGAGAACTCCAGTCATGGAGTGGTTTGTCATAAAAGACATTGCGTTTCTCGTCGTACTCTCGGCGGTAATTCTTTAGGGCGTCTAGTCCCTGCTTGGTTTTAGGGTGGAACCAGCAGTTAGGCAGCATCCTTCTGACGGCTTGGATTCCATCGTCAACCGATAATCTTGGGCATACCGTGATGGATAATCCCAAGTCCTGTAAAGACTCTTTTCGACTCTTGCCTGTTCCTAATTCTCTGACTTCCACATCATGCGGCAGGATATGTTCTGCCTTGGTGTAGTCATTGTTCTTGATCCAGTTTACATACCATGCTAGCCCTTGGCCGTGGTTCTCGACGTAATCAATAATCCTGATTTCCTTACCCATCGTCTGTGCAACGAAGATCGCTGTCGAATCACCAACACCCAGATCCCACGCCGTAAACGTTTTAAGTAGATCGTCTCGGGCAAATTCTTGAAAACGGTCGGCAGGTAGTTCGGTGATGATTTTGGCGTAGAACGAACCTTCGACTGGAGAATCAAAACTGCACTCGAATTCTTGGGCGTATTTAGCGTCGCCCATTTCCTTCTTGGCAGCGGCGAGTTCATCCGGAGAAAGTATGTCCGTCTCCGAAGCCTTGAACTCAAGTAACTTCCAGCCGGGTTCTCGTTCTGCTCGGTCTCGGAAGTCTTTGAAGTGGTTTGCACCCTTGGGGGTTCCTAAAAAGATAGCCCAGCCCAGCCTGTCAGCAAGAGCAGGACGAACAATTTCGTTCCATATCTTCGGGTTTTGATCACCGATCTCATCCAGAACCACGCCATCAAAATACTGGCCCCTAAGACTGTCAGGGTTATCCGACCCGTATAGTTGGATTCGTCTGTCAAGAAAATCTACCTTTAGTTCTGAGATGTTCGCTGACGTATTTAGGTTCTGTGTGTATTTTACCAAGTAATCCCACGCCACCCGCTTTGCTTGACCGTAGGTGGGAGCGATGTAAGCAAATCTCGGCGCTTCCTTTTTGCACTCAATCGCAAAGTGGATCAGATGATTCAGAGCTGCGACTGTCTTGCCTAACCTACGATGTGCCACCACGACCACAAAGCGGTTCTTCTTTGCCGCCTCGTGGATTGCGGTTTGGTACTCCCTTGCAACGTATCCGGTACTGACTTCTATTTCGGTCATATCCCCGTGACTACTTTCATAATCACCGGGCCACTATCGTTTCCTGTTACCTCAGTCCGAGCCAGTTTGGGGATGTGGTACTCAATCGCCTTCAGGTAGATGTCGCACGCCTTTTCAGGATTGGTCTTGGCGACCTGATCCATCCACTCTAGGAACTTCGGAGCGTTGTCCTCGGCCATCCTAGCGATAGCCTCTCTGACGGCTGCTGTGGCCTTATTAGGGCTGCCCTTGGGCCTTCCCATGCCTGCATTGGGCGGGAGCCTGCGTTCTGTAATTTCTTGTACTTTACTGTCTTCCATTTCCGAATCCTTCCGGTTGTTCGGGATAAGTGTGGTTATTTTACCACAGTTCTTTTATCTTCTTACAAAGTCTGTCCCAGTAGTAGCGGACATTCCAACATAGGTCGTTCCAGAGTTTTTTCATGGTTTCTTAGTGAGAATGACTCTCATTGCGTCTATTGCACGAGGGACGGCTACAAGCTGCTCTGCTTGTAAGCCTTCGGACTTCATCACCTCTTGGCCGAGTTCAGAGATCTCGTACTCGAGGCTTTGAAGGTAAAACCTTTCTTTCCAGTTCAGATACCAATGCCAGTCTGTGTAATACAGCCATGACCGCTCATTAAACGCTCGGACATGGGTTGGGTCCTGCCACGCACCGTAGGATAAGTCGTAGGGCACATGGATGTGGAACTCGCCATCTTCGTGTAACAAGTCCCGGCAGTTAGTCATTGCGGTTACTAGGTCAGGAATATGTTCCAAGACATCGTTAGCAATGATGGTCTCGAACATCCCGTGTTCTACTAAAAACTCGCCGTGGCGGTTCTTAATCGTAGTTCCCCACGGGACATTTGTAATGTCTAGCAGCCAGTCGGGGTTTTTCTCCGGCTGGATGTCGGCGTTGATTGCATCCCTGTGCCAGTCTTTTCCTGAGCCTAAATTAAGCCTTCTGATAGACGACAATGAAGTCTCCCCAGTTACCCTCTAAAGTCTTAGTGTAGAGAATTTCGCATGGCATATTGTTTCTCGCCGACCACTTTTGTAGTGCTCGGGCCGCATCTGGGTAAAACCTCCAACAATCCTGTGGGTGGGCGTGGTAGTCGCCTCTAGATGGGGCGTTTATGTAAAACATCCCACCTGATCTGAGGATTCTCATTCCCTCTAAAAAGGTCAGCCAGAACATCTCTGCGTGCTCAAAGCATGAGCTTGTAACTACGATGTCTGCGCTTGCCGTTTCCAAGGGAAACTTGTATTCGTCTTGTAAAACTATGTCTACACCTAGTCCGGGCTCGTAGTCCAGACCTATGTAACTGTAATGCTTAGGACAAGCCTCGCGGATTGACCCGTTTACGATCTGTGAGCCGATCTCTACGACTCGGGCTGATTCCTGTGGATAAGCCTTGTAAAACTCATCAACGCTTTGTAGTGCGCTGGCGTGCATTACTTCGGTTTGTAGCGGGCTTTGAGCCTTTCCCCGAGGCTTTTGAGGGCTTGGAGGTCCGCTTGGTTTTGGGGGACTTTGGCTCCCCATCGCTTAAATTGCATGGCGGCGGGCGTAGGCGCTCCGTTCTTGTCTGTGAGAGGGTGTCCCATACTGAGGGCTTGTGCTGCTTTGCGGGTAATGAACTTTGCTCGGTCGTATTGATCGCCTCTTGACGCACCCTTAGTTGACCGGACGGGCTGGCGAACACTACCACCCTCGCGATTGTATTCAGCCATCTTTTTAGTAGTGCGAGCATCATATTTCTCAAAAGCCTCCGCTGCTTGTCTGACGGTGCGCGGCATTATTTCTTGGCCTGTGCGCCACGCATATTGGCGATTAGGGATGGGTACTTGGTCCCGGTGGACTTGGCAAACCGCTTGGCAGCAGCCTTCTGGTTCTTGGACAGTTCTTTAGGTTTGCCCAGCTTTTTAGGACGGTCTTTCTCCCAGACGTCTTTCATTTCTTCACCCGCTTGGGCAGTTTTTTGAGGCTAGATTGGCCTTCCTTGACCATTTTCTTAGCCACGGACTGCGGAACCCCGGTAGCCTTGGCGACCTTTGGGTTGGCTGCGGCGGCAAACATTAGTTTGGCCTGCTGCTTGGATTTGAAAGGCAATTCGATTCTCCTTGTGGACAATGTGTGTACGGCTATATAACTTTACCGCCCTCGAATCTTACAGGGATGCAGGCCCCGGTGGCGGCTTTTATATGAGCTGCCTTTTCCGCTGCCGCTAGGTGGGCGTCTACATGGGCTTGGCAGGCTCGGAACTCAGCCATTACCGGATCTGCGTAAAACTTACATTCCCCTCCTACCATGCAAGCAAATAGGACGGGAATCCACATTTAATCTTCTTCCTCTTCGGACTCTTCTTCGCCTTTGAGGTTCTCGTTGAACTCGTAGGCGGCGCAGACATTCTTGTCGGAACAGGTAAATTCCCAGATCTCGCAGAAGCCTTGGCCCTTAGCCAGAGTCGGGTATTCCGTATTGAAATACTCGCAGGAACTGCATTTCTGCGCTCCGGTGGCAGGACCGTAGGCGGCTTTCATCACCGCGTTGGCCTTATTCTGGGCGTTGGTTTCCTTGTCCATCATGGCTTCAGGCATTTCCATCTCAGGCTCCAAAAGACCGCCTTCGGCTTTCTTGCCGTTTTTGGGCTTGCCAAGCAGCCCGATCATAATGACGGGGGACTTCATTTCTTGGGGCCGTATTTACCGGGGGTAGGCTTTTTCTTTTTACCGTACATAGTCGTTCTCCAAAAAAGGAGACCCCCAAGCCTTGTGAGCAAGGGGGTCTGAGAGGGGCTTGAAGGATAGTACCGTGAGGAGGACGGATGTATCCACCGATGAGAGTAGCATACTTTTGCAAAAATACAACACTTTTTTCAATCTTTTTTTACCCAGTAGACCCAACGCATTTTTGGACCGTTTCCGTTGGAGACCTCACGCTTTTCTCGTAGTAGTCTTTTGGACCGGCAGAGGCTGGCAAGCGAGCCAGAAACTATCCCAGCAGCCAGCTCTAGGTTCTTTTGGATCTCGGCAAGGGTTACAGGTCCGCTTGCCGCCACAAGTTCAAATATCCGGTCAGTCGTTTTCATTCATCCTCCATAGTTTATAAGCCCCGCAGGACCAGCCAATAATAAATACTAGAACCGCAATTTCTTCAAACAAGTAAAACACCTCCATTGTGTAGTTTTACCCCTTGTCACCCGCTTGCCGAGCTCTGACCGCTTCCACGAGTTGCACGAGAAACAATGACTTTCCCCCAGAGCTTTGGACGCTGCTTGGTCGATTTCCTTCAGGGTTGGGTTGAAAATAGGTTTTGCCGTTTCTTCTAACACGCTTAAGCCTTCCCTCGGACAACAGAGAGTTTATGACCTTGTAAACCGTTGTCTGGCTTACCAAGAACCTTTTGGTCAGCTCCTCTACCATCACCGGCCTTTTGCGGCTCAGGATGTAATCTTTCACTTTCTGCACGAACCAACTCCCTGTAAACCTTCATCCTCTTTTCCAAGTACCCCGGCTTTTCCGACTCAGCCTTGGGTATATATCGGAAGTTTGGGTCTTCAAGTCTGCCCATTGTCGTCCTCCTCGATTCCTCGTGCCCATTTGTAAATTTGGCAGGCTGCGTTCTCAATCTCCTGACATAGCGCACAGATGGTGTCTCGGTCTGGATCATACGATTTAGCCATTTCCTGCTGGAGTCTATTGCCAAGCTGAATAATGCGAACAGAAAACTCACTCTCATACACTATTTTTCTCCTTTAATTTGCCTTCAAGCAGGTATTCAATTGGTATTCCTTTTTCCTTGCTCTTAGAAAAACAATCGGCTACTTCCTCATCCGTTAGCCCAATCCATTCGCACTCAGGACACTTGCCACCAACACATTGAGACCCGTTTTGGCAGGGCTTTTTCATAAGAGCTTCAATTAGTTCCATGCACTCTTTCTCTTTGTTTTTCCTCCAAGTAATAACGCCAGATTCAGCCAAACTTAAGTAACGATCAAGCATATTGATCGCTGCTTTGCGTAGGTCAGTCATTTCTCACCCCCTTGCTCGAATCAATTCAGCGCACTCGTTGTAGATCAAATCGTTGTTGTCAAATGCGTCAATACCTCGTTCCTCACAAACTTTCGCACACGCCTCACGCTCGGTTAATACTTCATCAGGCTGCGATAGTGCTTGGCGTAGTGCATCTATGGCCTCATGTTCTTCCCATTGTTCTTCTAAAGCCTCCAACGCCATCTCTGCTGCTTTGCGTAGACTCATAGCATCACCAGCACTAGGTAAAGCATTGTTATACATCCTGTAAAACACAGCCCGTCAAGCAGCCAGTTCGGACTTTCGCTTGTCTTTGGCGGCGTTGACCAGAGCCAGCGCTTCTGGACTGCGCTGTAACGCGGCAAATGCGGATTTGAAGCTGGACTTAAGTTCTTCGACATTTGTGGACTCCTCAATCTGTTTTATAAACTTTTCTGGGTTGGACTGCTGGTGGATGGCGTTTTGGACTTCGTTGGCAGAGGCAAATTCTGTCCCGCCAATCCCGAGAGCTGCTAGACTCCTACCGTGGGCCGAGGTCTCCGCGTTTTCTAAAGCGGATGTGCCATTGATCTGACTTGCCTTGCGGTACTCCTCTGCGTGGCCTGTTGCTAGGACACGGCCAGTCTCGTCTGCGATGATGGACTTTACAACCACGCAGTCTGCATCCCGAAATAAGACCTCAGAGGTTAGCGACCAGTTGGAATGTTGCTCCCGAAACTTCTGCACCCGCAGGGCGACGGTTTGATACTCCTTGCCCCTGATATTGACGATTCCTGTATTGCTCATTCTGCCCTCCTCAGAGCGTTGGTTAGTAATTCATGCACCTTCTCAGCCTGTTGCTTTTGTAATGTTACAGTAAAACTCATGGGCCAGTTTACAAGGTTTACAAATACCGAATCCTCGTCAGACCAGATATTGACCTTGATTTCGTGGCCGTATTCGTCTATCAGGTGAGCAGTAGTTTCCTCGTACTCCATCTGCTCTAGTTCCTGCTGGTGTGCTTCAGCGGCTCTCATATGCTATCTCCAAGCTGTTCTTGAGTTCTTTTTGTTGTTTCTCGAGCTCTTCGTACTCTCGCTCCTCGTCCGTGTTCCACTCGCGGTTGAGGTATTCGAGATAATCCATCCTCTCTTCGATCTTTGTAAGTTGCTCCTGTATTTGGTCTAACTGCTTCCAGTTGCGCGGTGCGTAGTCTGGGTTAAACGGTCTAAACATTTTGTCCTCCTCAGGATATGGCGGGATGCCATATAAGAATCTTACACTAGCCATATAACATTGCAAGTAGAATATAAGAAAATTGACTAGGGGTTACACTTAGTTGTATAAACGCAACATGAGTCCCACCCAACGATCCCTAAAGCTCCTGCGCGAGCAAGGTTACAAGCCTTGGATAGTTGAGCATTGGAACCACTTTGCCCGTATCCGGCAGGACCTGTACGGATGTATAGATATTCTGGCTATCGGAAACGGGGAAACGATAGCCGTCCAAACCACTAGCCGTGGGAATGTTGCGGCGCGGCAGAAGAAGATAGTGGAAAACGAGTATTACCCAGAGATGGTGCGGTCAGGCTGGAAGGTCCAAGTCCACGGTTGGGGTAAGCTCAAAGACGGCTGGCAGGTCAAGGTTATAGAACTAAATTAAATGGGTGGGTAGGTTTAAATAAACCCTCCCTCCTATTTTTTTTTTGAACTTCCTTGGACTTGTGGTATCTTAGCGGTGTCGGAAGTGACAAACCGGCACATTGACACAGGAAAGAACCTCTTAGTGAGGCTTGTTATGCACTTCACCTGTGTCGGGTGCTGGCCTGTCAAGCCCAAGTCTCACTAAGGGGTTTTTTCATTTCTGGCCGCTTATCTGTCGTCGGCGAAAGACGGCAGGGCAGGTAGGCGATAGGGATACTGTGGGCAGCGTTGGAACATCCCAGACCGGCGGCGAAGCCAGCACCGGAACGCGAAGAGGCTGGCGAGTCCTGTGGCTCCGAAAGTGCAGGTAAAGGACGGATAGGCTAAGGCTAAGTCCGTCCACCAAAAGTGCAGGGGTATATATGGATATATTAACTACTAGAGGACAACAGACAGTCGCCGATGAGTCGGATGCCTATTCCATCTGGGAGAGAAACTTCCCCGAGTTCCAAGTCATATCTACCCCCAAAGACAAGCCAGCAGTAATAGATGCTCTGTTGCTTAAAAACAACATTTTGCGCTACGCCGTAGAAACCAAGTGTAGGTACGACATGACCCTAGAGTCTTTTGAGCTAGAGCGGGGATACGAGTGGTTGATTACACACGAAAAGGTTATAAAATCTGCCGCGCTTGCTAAAGACTTGGGTTTGCCGTTAGTCGGGTTTCTTTACTTTGTAAAAGATAAATGTTTGCTGGCGAAACGGATTGCTGATGCTGATGGCAAGATTGTTTGTAAGATGAGGACCGCAAATACAAAAACGCAGACTACTGTAAACGGTGGTGAAATTATTAGAACAAACGCGTTTCTGGATATGGATGGGGCGAAGATTCTATTTTAGGAGGGTGTATGGAGGAGTTCGATCAGTTCTGGGCAATCTACCCAAAAAAGGTAGCAAAAGCAGATGCGCGAAAAGCGTGGTTACAGACTAAAGACCTGCGGCCAGATATAGCAAAATTGCTATCTGCCGTGACCGCTGCTTGTAAGACCGAACAATGGATGAAGTCTGGTGGGTCTTTTATACCCCACGCAGCCACTTGGCTACGCGGTGAACGATGGGATGACGTACACGAAGTCGTCTTGCCCAATGTCGTAAACGAAAAGCCTTGGCACGAAACCGCAAGCGGAATCGAAGCCAAAGGAAAAGAACTCGGTTTAGACCCATCTCAATTTAAGACCTTTCCTGAGTTTAGAGCGGCAGTTATGCAGAAAAGTTTGAAGGCTGCATGATTCTCACAAAATACAACCGAGAACTTGCACATCAGATGATTGATTCTGCGCCTGATGGTCATGTCATTGAGGTTAAACCTGCGAAACGGTCTTTAGAACAAAACAGACTCTACTGGGCGATTCTGAATGACATCTCTGAGCAAGTGGTTCCCGGCAAGGCATACGAACCAAGCGTGTGGCATGAGTACTTGCGTGCGCTGTTCTTGCCCGAGCGCGTAGTAGAGCTGCCAGACGGTAGCGTGAAAATGCTAGAGCCTAGTACGGCAGAGTTAAATTTGGCTGCGTTTTCGGAGTACGTTGACAAAGTAACAAAATGGGCTGTGGAGCATGAGGTAAAACTGAGTGACCAAAGATGAGAAGCAGCATTTGTCACGAGTCGCAGAACTCGGTTGTATTGTCTGCAAGCGATTGGGATTCAATGGAAGTCCTGCTGAAATCCACCACCTCCGCGCCGGACAGGGATGGGGCCGCAGTAGTCATTACCATGCGATACCCCTCTGCCCAGAACACCATAGAGGCAAGACTGGAGTTCATGGACTAGGGACCAAGGGGTTCCCGAAACATTACGGGTTTACAGAACAAGAGCTTTTAGAGGAGGTTTTAGAGTTATGCAAGCAATCGCAATAGCCACGGTCAACGCCAACTGTCTGGTGACACTAGCTGCTTCTGTAACCGCTTATGTCCCGCAGGATGTGGTCGTATTCTTATCTGGGTCTAGAATGATCTTCCCAAGACACAGGACGGTTGTTATGGATAACGACACCACGAACTTTGGGGATGCTTATAACAAAGTTTGTAAGGCTGCTTTTGAGGAGTTTGATGAGATCGTTGTCTGTAACGATGACATCGTGTTCACCCCGTACACATGGCAGACACTTTCCGAGGATGTTTCCAAACTCAAAAGTGAAAATATCCCCCTCGGTTGGGTCGCCTCCCGATCCGATTATGCCCGTGGCCCACAGAATATCAGAATTGGGAATGGCAAGATGTCGTGGTTTCGATGGGAAAGCGAGCAGCAGATCCTTGAGGTGGACGTAATTGCCCCGATCTGTGGGTACGTCTCGAAGGAGGCATGGGTGGATTTTTTGCCATTGAATTGGTACTCAGACGATGTACAGGCGATAATGATGCAGGAGGCCGGAAAACGCCATTTTGTGAGCCGAGCCTATGTCCACCACGTTGGAAGCCAGACCTGTGGCTTTGACGCAACAAATCTTATAGAATCCGCGAAACCCGTTATAAAGGAACATCGGCCAGACTTGTACGACCTATGGTTTCGGAAGAAAGACTAAAAAATTGGGCATGGTGGGCAGCGTGGGGGCATTTGGGTCCAGAGGTACGCACCCGCTGCGCTTCTGCCGAGGGTAACTACGAGTCCGAAGACGTTTGGGAAGGCGAAGAACCTAGGATAGAACCCGACATGATAGACGGGGAAATAATTGAACAGGCGGTCAGAAAACTATCAGAAAAGCACCGCAAGATTCTAAAAGCACGTTATATAATGTATCCGTATCACCTACAACATACCGTGGCACAAAGACTGCGGATGTCGGTGGACAGGCTTGAAAGTGAACTAAAAATTGCTAAGAGGAGATTGAGCGATGAACTCGCAAGAAATCAAACAAGGCACACCGGAATGGTTGCAAGCCCGGTTGGGTTGCCTAACAGCGTCACGGGCTAATGACGCCTGCGCTGCCGAAACGACAGCCGCTTACCAAAATTACCTATGGCAATTAGTCGCCGAGCGCGAAACCCAGTTGGTCGAGGAGTCGTTTGTCTCTGCCGACATGGAGAGAGGCTCAGAACTTGAGCCAGTCGCCCGAGCAGCCTACGAAGCCCATACAGGGACTTTTGTCACTCAAACGGGTTTCTGGCTCCACCCAGAAATCAAATGGTTTGGCGCTTCTCCTGATGGACTGGTCGGGGATGGGCTTATCGAAATCAAGTGCCCAAGAACCTCTACCCACCTCAGATACCGCTCAGAAGGCAAAGTCCCTACCAAATACAAGCGACAGATGATCTGCCAGCTTCTGTGTACTGGTAGGAAGTGGGTTGACTTTGTAAGTTTTGATAACCGGGTGAGAGAGTCCAAACAACTCTTTATCGTGCGCTACACCCCGACAGAAAAAGAAATTACTGAATTGCTAGAAAGTATTAAAAAGTTTTTAGCAGACGTAGAAAAGGAGGCAGCATGAACTTCACAGTATTCGTGGTGGATTGGGATTCTCTTGGTCCTACCAAATTCTTATTGTTTATAACCGCGGTATCTATTCTCAGCGTGTGGTCAGAATGGCGGCGTGGCTGATAGCGGGGGTCGGAGTTGTTTATCTTATTGTCGCGGTGGATTTGCTTGTTCGTGGGAATTGGGGCTTGGGCATTGCTTTTTTGGGTTATTGCCTAGGTAATGTGGGTTTATATTTAGAGGCGAGGTAAAAATGCAATACGACAATACAAATAGTGGAGTTTTATTTAAGAACGAGTCTGAGAACGAGAAAGCTCCGGCTTACAAAGGCAAGATCAACGTAGGTGGGAAAGAGTACCAACTGGCCGCTTGGATCAAGGAAGGCAAGACGGGAAAGTTTATGAGCCTGAAGGTCGAAGAAGCCAAGAAACCAAAAGCACAAGACTTTGCGGAGATGCCAGATGACCTCCCCTTCTGAAATTACATCCTACAAAGCCGGGCTTTTAGTGGAAGAAGTATCCATTGATCTTATGGCTCCGATAGCAATACTAGAACTGCTGGCAGAACACGACACTACTAGCGTTTCCGCGATTCTCTGGTCGCTACGGGATGTTCTACAAGAGCAGCAAGAAAAGTTAGATACCCTGACCGGAGATCTTATGCACACTTACAGAAAGCAGATGAAAATTAAATGAGTATCTTCTACGATGTAGATGCCTTTATGAAGGCGGCTGGTCACGGCCCAGATCAAAAACGGGTGAACCTTTACCTAGATTTGGTACGGGAAGAGATCGGGGAGTTGGAAGAGGCGATGGCGGGAGTCCATGCAGCCGAGAACAAGCAAGACGAGCAGATAGCAAAGGCCGATGCCTTGGACGCGATCTGTGACTCGATCTGGGTCTTGATCGGATTAGGAAAGGTGATGGACCTGCCGATGGAGTGGGGCTGGGATTTGGTAGCCCTTAGCAATGCCAGAAAAATTGACCCCGAACTTGGGACGATTTTGAGGGACGAAAGTGGTAAAATAATGAAACCACTTGGGTGGAAACCACCAGATATGCTAAGGATTATAAAAGAACATGAATTTTCTAAACAACAACTTGGTAAAGCAGAGTCGGGAGAATAATTTACCGCCAAAAACAAAAAACCACGCAGGGAAACGGTTTGGTTTGTTAACCGTTAGCCAATACGCAGGGAAAGACAAGTACGGTAAGTCTTTGTGGAATTGTGTTTGTGATTGTGGAAAAGAAATTACCACTTTAGCAAATACTTTGATTTCTAATAAAGCAATTAGTTGTGGGTCGTGTTCAAAAAAATCCAGAACAAAACCATATAGGAAAACGCCGTTATATAGAAAGTATTGGTCAATGATTGATCGTTGTCAAAACAAATCTAGTAAGGTTTGGGATAGATACGGCGGGCGCGGTATAAAAGTGTGCGAAAGATGGAGAAAAAGTTTTGATGCTTTTGTTGAGGATATGGGGGTTCCAGAACCAAAAATGACCCTTGAACGAATTGACAATAACAAAGGGTATTCTCCTGAAAACTGTCGTTGGGCAACCATGCAAGAGCAGCAACGAAATAGAAGAGATACGGTTTGGTTAACTTTTAATGGAAAAACAAAATGCTTGGCAGATTGGGCACAAACACTTTCTGTGAGTCCTCAAGCAATTGGTTATAGGTTGAGATCTGGATATTCTGTTGAAGAGGCTTTAAGCAAGCCGTTTAGAAAGTGAACAAGGAATATCTTAGGTCAATCTTTACCTACAAAAACGGCAGGCTTTACTGGAAGCCCAGACCAAAAGAAGCATTTGCCAAGTATTCTGCCTATGTGATGTGGAACCGTAGGTACGCTTTTTGTCCTGCCGGCTCACCTAACAAACGCGGTTACATCAGGATCGGGATTTCCAAGAAGTATTACATGGAGCACCGTCTGGTCTGGCTTTATCACCGTGGATGGTTGCCGGAAGCTCTCGACCACAAGAACGGAAACCCATCTGACAATAGGATGTCTAACCTAAGACCTGCTACCCAGATGCAGAACCGCTGGAACTCTAAACGCAAGCAGGAAACTACAACGAACACCAAAGGGGTCTACAAGAGACCTAGCGGGAACTATGAGGCCCATATATGCGCAGACTTTAAGCGCATACACTTAGGGACGTTTGAGAAGAAACGAGATGCCATCCAAGCCGTCGCAAAAGCCCGCCGATCTCTTCACAGAGAGTTTGCTCGGCACAGGTGAGTTTGTTGCAACGCGGGAAGAACTTATGGAGTGGTGCAGGCAGGACTCAGAAAGACGGTTGGAAGGTCTAGCCAAATATATCCTCGCCAAACCAACTAAATTGGCTCGTAGGCGGTTCCTAGAAGAGTTTGAGGGTCGGCATGGTGTAGATGTCACCGACCTCTTAAAAGCCAAAATTTTAGGACTTGTTCAGAAATAGAGCTACCTCTGCTTTGCGGCGGCGCACAAGACCGGCAAGTTCCTTTCCTCCGGCTTTGGAATACATCAGAAACCCGTCAGCAATACTGTCAGGGGATTCATCGCGTAGGATTCGCTGGCGTAGCGTAGAGCGTTGGAAGCCGCCGACTCCGATGTTGTAGGAAAGACAGGCGCAAGCATCAAAAAGCCCTTGATTCCCAGATAGATTGGGAGCAAGTCGAAGAACACCACGTTCAAAACTGACGAGGAGATTCTTGAAGCGGTCCTCAATCTCTGCCTTCGTCCAAACCCTGTTGTCTGCATCTTTTAGCGGATATTCTTTGCGAATAGGGCCAGTATAACCTTCCTTGTGGACCATCGGCAGTTTGATCTGGTCGTGGTACAAGACTTCTCCGTAGCCCACCGTCCAAAGATGGGCGGGGCAGAGATAGGGTTTATCCCTGTACCCCTCAAACTGATGCATCACATGGATACCTTTGTCAGAGGTCTTCACTTCTTGGACCACCCTCTAGACCCAAACCAAAACCCGATGATTCCCCCCAGCATTGCCATTTCGTCCTCTGAGAAGATTAGGTCGGTAGCGGCGATAAACTGATCCACGGTCAGGGTTCCTAGACCCTGCTTAAATAGCAGGAAGTAGACTAGACCCATGTTGATCAGCACGAGTTCTAGAACAAAGATATAGGTGACGGTAGGACGGACTGTGGCGACATAGTTGACCGCCCACTTGCTTGCCTTATCCATTACCTTTTTGTCGTGATCAAGAGCCGCATTTTGCATCTGCGCCTCGGACTGCATGGCTACCTGATCGGTACGGATCTCTTCTATCTTTGCCTGTGCTGCAAAACCTTGTGCAGCCATCTGTAACTGCATCTCATTTTGCAGTCTAGCAAGGGCGAGTTCGTGAGACTGATCGGACTTGTTCTGAAAGAAGTCTAAGACTTTCGGTAAGCCAGAGATTAACAATCCGCCAAGGGTAGAGATTAACGATAGCATTACATAGCTCCAGTTGCTTTGAGAATTCCATATACGATTGCAGAAGCGAGGAGAATCCCTCCCCACTCCCTGCGGGACTGCATGCGGTTGCGGTAGAACTCATCGTTTAACTCCCGATGGTCTTTTCGTAATTGGTTGATTAGGGATTTGACTTCAGATACAGCAGAGCGGCCAAACTCGCGCTCTACTTCTTGATACATCGCTTGTTCTGCTTCGCGGATCTGTCGAATGATCCGGTACTCGTCTATTGCTTCCATCCACACCATGTCGCCACGGCGCATCATCTGTTGTTGCTTGCGTTTCCACGCAACCCGGGCTTTTGCTTCCTCGTCTAAGAAGGTGTTGACCTCCTTAGCGGTTTCCTTGATCTCGCGCCCGACTTTGACTGCTTCTTTTATACCACCTAGTGCCGCCCGTGTAGTCTCAATCGGGTCACTCATTATCTCCCTATACTTTCTCTCCCCTGAAAAAAGCCTCTCCATCTATAACTTCGCACAACTCTGGCGGCAGTAGTTTGCCGTTTCTAAATGTTAGCACCGCAAACCCTGAGCACCAGTTTACGGGGTTTCCCTCCGTGTAAACAAACTGCTCTCCGTAAGGTTCTGCAAGGGTTCCCGTGTCCACTCCGTATCTACGACCGTTGTAATCAGAATATGGTGTGACCTGCAATTTGTGTAGATGACCGCTTACTAAAGTTTTGCCGCTTTTCAAAGTATTGTTATAAGTAGCGTGGACTCCGTTATGCCATCTATGTTTTACGATCACGCTATCGTTTATGTCTACTCTCCAGCCTGTGTACCAGCCCGGGAAGTAGGAGAAGAGGTCTGGGAAGTCGGAGAGCTCAGTAGCGTTGATAGCAATATAGCGGTGCAGCCGGACATCGTGATTACCAAAAGTCCAGAAGCAACGAGCGTTCTTGCTAGCGTTTTTGATCTCATCTAGTCGATCCTGACAGGCTTCTATTTCCTGCTTAGGGGTAGGAGGGTTGGTTCCCATCAGAGGCTCGTGTCGGCTAATTCTAGAACCGTCAAACACATCGCCGTTAAGGATGATCGTGGTGGGTTTAAATTCCTTCAGGAGCGCCACAAATGCTTTGTGTGCAACCGTGACCTCTCCGGGCCAGTAGTGACAATCGGACGCTATGAAAACATGACCATTGTCTACCTGATGCTCAATGATTCGTTTGTTCTCAGGGATGATTGTCTTTACAACCGAGTCCTGAGTAGCGTTAAAACTAGGGAGGCTTATCCCGTAACGCTTTTGGATAATGTCGCGTCTTTTATAGACGTTGGTGACATCCATGCCCAACTCTTTAGCCGCATGAGCTGGACTGCCAAGTCTTTTTAGAGCCTCAATTATTGACTCATCCGATACTTTTTTTCCTGCCACGAACACCCCCCAAGCGCATTTGGTCTACGGGTTCATGGGAACTGGTGTCGTACTGACAAGCAAGTTTTACAGCCTCGGCTGGAGATAGACCTAAGTGCATCCCCGCTATGGCGAAATTTGCTCCGGTTCCTATGGCCCAAAAATCGTTCTTAATACGCGCCGGGATGATGGTCCCCTCATAGATCCACAGGCCATCAGCTCGAAGCTCAAGAACGGTCACATCGGTATCGGAGTCCAGTTCTCCACCGGACTCCAATACTTGTAGCATTTTCAAGCATTTATCCCAATCTCCGCAAGCCCCGTATATAGAACCCTTGCCAAGTCTCAGTTTTTGCACGAGATAAAAGGAATCATCGCCGCTGACCATGCTATCTGCGGCAATTTCTCCCGTAGAAGCGCGAGCAGCGATGGTGGTCATTTTTTACGCTTTAGCCAGTCTTGAATCGTACGCAATTCGTATATACGAAAACCCGTCCAAATGATCGTAAACAGGGCTGCAATGGCTGGAAGCACATCTGCCAAGGTCCCCACCACAGTCACAACAGAAACAGCGTCTACGGCTTGTTTAGTGGCTTCTGTGGTCATGGTTTGCTAGGCCAAGTGATGTCATAGGGAAAACCAGTCTGTGCAGGCACATCTCTAAGTTCTTGACGGTAGGTGGCCCAGACAGCCTTATCTACTTGCGAGTCACTAAGTTGTGTCCAATCACACTCTGCCAAGCGTTTGTCACGATCTGCCCTGACAGACTTGGCTGCTTCTGCATCTTTAGCGGCCTTGGCATCGTCATCCATCTCAGAGATAGACCACTTCCACAGCCAACGACCTTGTGCGTCCTGCTCTACACCGTCTTTGAAGGCAGTCTGGTAGCGAGTGGTAGTGGGTGTCGGTGACTCAAATACTGGGTCTAGTCCGAGTTCCTCTACCAGCGCAGGTGTCCATTGGCTAGGGAATGAGGTGTTGGGATAAAGACTCCTGACTTGTCCTTGAGATAAGACTTCGCCAGTTGAACGTACTCTATACATGATTACTCCTTAGTTATAAAAGTCTACGCAATACACAGGTAGACGTAGGTTCCAGTATTGACGTTGGCATTAGCCGCAGTTGTCTGGTTTACAGTAAAACTGGTTGATGTAATGTCTACCCAATCCTCGTCTGTGTCCTCTGCCGCAGTATCGTTCAAGAGCAAGTATGGATCACTACCAGAAACTAAGCCACGAGCAGAGTCACTCACAATCCAGTTGCCATTAGAGTCAGTCCTTTTTACGAGGATGAACCTTGGCTGAAAGTCTGTGGTGACAGTTACGGATGAACCGTTGCCTGTGTAAGAGCCTACTTTGCTGACACCGGATACAGAGGCAAAGAGGTAGGCAACGTATGTGCCACTATTTTCATTAACTGTTGCTCCGGTTCCTACTGTAAACACAGACGATGTTGGCGCTGTGTCGTTCCAAATGTTTGATTCTGTTGCCGATCCAATATTTGAA